TGGGGGCACATACGTACTAATTTCTAAATCGACATTTTTAAATTTACCCAAATTAATCGCTCCGGACGGTTGATATTCAAATGGACTTGTATCCAGACAGAAATTATAACAATAAATCCCTTCTTTGGCAAATCCTTTTGTGCGCGTATATTTTTCTATATAATCATACACTCCTCTCGTTAAAACCTTTTCACGATAGTCACCATCAAATACAATTCCCATTGTCTCTAGGATTTCCCGTCTATTTTCAACTGAATAATCGCCGGTAGTAAGGAGACCAGTTACATTTAAATCAAATGGGTCTACATTGGGATATTGACCTTGAGTTTTTTCATTGAAATATGAATAACTATCACTTGGAATTGTTCTATACGGCCAATTAGTATAATTCGTCCATTCATTTCGCATATTTACATCATTTCGTTGCAATTTCCACATCCAACTTGCGATCATACCTGTCTGAGACTGAATTTTTATTCGCTTGGAACCGGTAATATTTTCAAAATTATGTTTAAAAACATCTTTAACTAAATAAATATGATCTTTTTGGGCGAATACATCGGCTTCTTGTTTTGATAGAAAACAATATGTTGAAATCAGATGTACATCCGCATTCCATGTTGAAAATTTATTTTCATATTTATCCGCAGATATTTCTAACGAAGGAGGAGTTTGTAAAAAACGATACATTTGAAAACGCGTTTCGTTGAAGTTTGGTTGTATATGTGGGAAATTATATTGGGAGTCAAATACATCGCGTATTTGAAATAGTTCTTGGATTGGACGTAATGTAACGGTTATGTGTAATTCATTATATTGAAGCGCTACCAACGGAAACGCACACGCACTATTTAATGTGAACCAAGCGTTAATGGGTATGTATAGATTTCTTCCGCGAATTGATGGTTCAGCACCAACTGTATTCTCGGTATGTATTGCTGATGGATATGAATTCGCACGCCCATTGCTATTTGCGGGATCATACAGTTCCGGAACATGCCCTGACATTTTATGAAATAGTTCTTTTTTCTCCGCGTTAAAATCTCTTTCCATCATCATTCCAATATATTCACCCGTGTACTTTTGTAAGGTAAATGAACCACATGTTATTTCGATTTCTTGAATCATGGTGGCACCAATATTTTCTATCCATCTGAATTCATAAGGCGCCCATCTACAACCTGTATCAAATCCACTTTGAATATCGGGTATTACATTCGGTCCTTCTGCCTTTATTTCGGGGATTGGTAAAGGATGATGTATAGGACTCCAAATATCGGGCAATGTAATAGCCACGTAGGTGTCCATTAATAAATCAGCATGTCTAGGTACTTTAAATTTAAATGTAGACGGCTCAGTAAGTCTCAACTCTCTTAAACCATCATAATCAATGCGAAACTTTTGAAGACCAAAATTACTATATTTACAATATGTTACTTTGAAGAATGTTTTACTCGGATTTCCTGTTAAAAATAGATTTGCTTGACCTATTGCTGCTATATTTAGTAATCCGCCTGCCATTATATTTTATATATAATTACTATTATATTTGTTAGTGATAATATATTATATATATATCTATATCAATGAAGAAACCTCAATCTTTTCTATTAATTATAACAGTATGTATTCTGATATACGTAATCTACCGATTCGCATGGAAACGCGATATGATAAACAGAATATTCAATAAAATACAACGCAGATCAAATCCTACTGCTTGTTGTAAAAACCCAGATTGCAACTGCAATACACCAGAAGGATTTGAATTATTTGGAACAAAAACAGGCGAATATAACGCATTACTTGATACCAATGCCACCAATATCGTATCATTACCGAATGACGATAAATATTTAAATCAACCGGTTAAAGATTATGTTATCAAGTCATCTTATAATAGTGCGGTTACTGGAAAATATGTAAATATGGAGATGTTAACGTATTTACTTCATCGAGGTGTTCGCATGTTAGATTTCGAAATCATGTTAATAGACGAAGCACCTATGGTGACGTATACAAATGATAAAACGTTAGACACAAAAAAGACTGATAATATTTTATTATTGGATAATATTTTTAGTATGTTAGTTACGTCTGCGTTCGTTCAACCCACACCTAACGTACGTGACCCATTATTTATACATTTAAGAATTAAATCCAATGGACCCGAATTATATAAACGGATAGCAAAGTCAATCCACAGTACATTACGTCCAAGGCTATACAAAGGTAAAATTACTATGAAAACGCATATGAAAGATATTATGGGTAAGATTGTTATCGTTGTAGACAAAACAATTGATCGCAACTATTTACAACAAGCGGAATGCGGTCGGGGCGAAAACCCACTTTGTTATGATTTAAAAAATTTCATTAACATGGAAAGTGGTTCTGACACATTACATCTATTTAATTATTCCGGATTATTGGCGTTGACGCGCGATCATATTCGTATAGAAGATAAATGTGAATTGTGCACGAATGCTAAGAATATGAAGATTGTACTTCCCGATAGTATTAATATCAATACTAACAATCCTAACATTGATGAATTTGTAACAAATTATGGGAGTCAATTCACAATGTATAAGTTTTATTCAAAAGACGAAGGATTAGAAGAGTATGAAAAAATGTTTGATGAGAACAAAGGTGGAGTTCTTCCTTTAGCATTCACATTAGATTATCTAAAACAAAATAAAGGGTATCTCAATGAAGATGAATAAAAATGTTTTCGTATTGTATACAATGGTTAAATACAATAGGAAGAAAAAGACTATGAAGCGTAAACAAACTATCGATAACAAAGTATGTGACGATAAAATGACGTTTCAAGATTGCGAACTTGCTGTATTGCGTCATGCTGTCGATTTAAATGAAGATATTAAAGGTAGACGTGTTGTGGGAAACAGTGACGTTAAAGAAATTCTAAAAATTGTAGAACAGTTCATTATTAACAAAAAATTAATATGCTATGGTGGAACTGCGATTAATAATATACTTCCCAAGTCAGTGCAATTTTATAACAAAGATGTGGAAATACCCGATTATGATTTTTTTTCACCCAATGCTATGGATGACAGCAAGGAATTAGCAGATATATATTACAATTCTGGATATATTGACGTCGAAGCAAAAGCCGGTATGCATTACGGCACGTATAAAGTTTTTGTAAATTTTATACCCATCGCAGATATAACGCAACTTGTAACCCCATTATATAAGTCTATTTATAGAGACTCTATCAAGGTTGGTGGTATTCATTATACACCACCCAATTATTTACGAATGTCTATGTATCTAGAATTATCACGTCCCGATGGTGACTCGTCTAGATGGGAAAAGGTATTGAAACGGTTGAATCTATTAAATAAATATAGACCCATGACGACTCCAAATTGTGAAAATATCGACTTTCAACGAAAACTGGATAATAAAAGTAACAATGCAGAAAAACTGTATATAATTACACGCGATACATTAATAAATGAGGACGTTGTGTTTTTTGGAGGGTATGCTTCAGGAATGTATTCAAAATACATGGATACTAAAAAGAGACGTAAGTTACAAAAAATTCCAGATTTCGATGTTTTATCTGATGATCCGGATTATACAGCATTGCGATTAAAAGAACAGTTAGAAGAATCGAATTTTGAGGATATACGATTAGTACATAATGATGCTGTTGGTGAAGTAGTTCCGGAAAATATAGAGGTGACTATAGGGAAGGATGAAATTATTGCTATTATCCATAAACCGATTGGGTGTCATAGTTACAATGAGGTGTCTGTAGAAAACAGTACAATTAAAATAGCCACTATAGATACTATTATGAGCTTATATTTGAGTTTTATATATATAGACAAAGAGACACATAATGATCGATTAGTATGTATGGCAAAGTATTTATTTGATCTTCAAGAAGAACATAGATTGACACAAGGTGGATTATTAAAAAGATTTACAAATACTTGTTATGGTAAACAACAGACTCTTGAAGATATTCGTTCAGAAAAGGCGAATAAATATAAAGAATTCGGTTCGAATCGCAATTCTAAAGAATACCATGAATGGTTTTTAAAGTATACTCCTAGCGAACCAGCAGTCAATAAGTCGAAGTCGAAATTAAAGTCGAATACGACCAAGAAAAAAACATCAGATTTGTCAAAGACAAAGAGATCGAAACTACTCAAATTCTTCGGACTTACAGACTAATCAAAAAATTTGTAAACTTGGTAATTGTATAATAAACATTACCGAATAGAAGACTTTTAAATAATAATCCATATAGGTTAAAGTTGCCATCCTCGCTATGTAATGATAAGAATGAAAATCGTTTGAATATATAAGAATTAATAATCGGAAGTTGAAAGATAAAATATAAAATAGAAACAAATAATGGTACTTGTAGAGCCGTTAATATATCGTCAAATTGTTGATTGCTACTTTTTTCCCTTTCGAATTTTTTTATATTTTGTTCCGTACATAATTCATGTTCTCGTACATAATCCGATGCGTTCTCGACTGGTGGAATATAATTTGGTTGAATTTGTTCATCGCGAGAATATTGTTCGGAGTTGTTTGGTATATGTCTCGATGGAAGTCTCTGTTGTTGTGGGGGCATAATTGCTTTGCTTTGTTCTTCTGATAAATACGGGGTTGTTTCCCGTATAGGCCCATTATTTGCCATCATT